TTTTATACTATCTTATCAATATTTTATTATAAATAAATAAATAATTAATGAGATTTTTAAATATATTTAGACATCTTGCTTACAGTGTCCGCATATTTACCCACTTTATCACCAATTCGAGAACCAGCACTCATACCACCAGCACTCATACCGCCAGCAGATAAACCACCGCCACTCGAACCACCCCCTTTTGAACCGTAGTATTTTTTAAGCACTTTACGTAATCCAGTATTACAACCCTCTTGAACCGAACCACCAGTTAAACTGGATAATGTTGAGGAATCCATCGCAGGTTTTTGTTGTTTTGTTTCGAGAACCATACTTTTCGTGAGAAGACCACTGTATAGCGAGGAAGAACCCTGTTGAGTTACCATCAGACCCGAATTGACCGCTATTACCACCATTTCTGGATTAGTAATCGCTTCGGTAAGATTATTCGTGCAGGTTAATTGAATTTGTAGTCCAAACTGACCTAACGAACCAGCAGATAAATACGAAGGTAAATTGAAATTATAGGCAGGTTTTAATACCAAAATAGACCCTTGTGTGGATATTGGAATTCCATAATGTCTAATAAAATCAAGAACTTCCACATTTAGAGGTTCATCAGTTGCGTTTTTGACGCTTTTATCTTGACTCATAGAGAAATTACTCGTTGCCTTACCTATGAAATCTGGGAAGGTTTGTTTGCTACCATTTGCCTGAGATAAATTATACAACTCTTCCTGAGAACAAGAAGCGAGTATTCCTGACTGATTGTTGAAACTAACGGATGCTTTATCAATAGTAGCATAACTGGATAGACGATTATATTTCGTAGCGTCCGATAGAGAACTGTTAGGAGGACGAATAAAGACTAAGAGAGTGTCCGGGACTTGGTTAAGTTGAATGACTGGGAAGGTAAAACTTTGAGTTGCTCCTACTGCGAATGAGGTATTACTCGAAGAAACAAAACGAGGGTAGTCTTGAATAGGTAGAACATTACGAGTATTGATACGAGCATATTGTTCTGGTTGAAGAGTTAGAAGATTGAGTAAAAGTTCAGGTGATTCAAAAGCATTACCTCCATCAACTCCTAGACTTACCGTTCTTACTGGCGAAGATACGGTTGATTTAAAGAACTTATTTAAATTACCAGTGTTAATGTTTGCGACGATGTTGATATTGTTTATTCCTAAAAGAGATGCTTCATTTTTGGATTTGACTAAACCACTAAACGGCGATAGAAACAATAGAGGTTCTACTAATGTTGCTTTGACTGTAACAACAAATGTGCTGAGTTCATTCATAGAAATATTTGGGGCATTATTAACGACTTCAACACCATTAAAATACTGCTTAACTTCAATGTCTGGGTATAAGTGTCCGTTTGGTTGAATGGTGCTTTCGTATCCTACACTACCTATACTACCAACAGGATTGTTATTACAGAAAAAATCTTGGTGAAAACCCTTAATACTACTGTAATTTTGGTCGATGTAGGAGGCGGTCGCTAAGTTCATTTTGGATACTTCTTTCTGGTCGCATAACCGGAGAAGCGGCGCCATAATATCCTCAGAGGGAGTTGAAACACTCACATTATTAACAGTTGCTTGAACTTGACTAAATAAGGAATTGAATGGAAACTGTCCGAACCCATCACCTACCCCCCATTTGAATGCTTGTTCTCCTACTGGAACACCTGCTCCAATATTGACAGTAAAAGATACTTTGGTTTTAATCAATACTCTTCTATCCACTGCTATATTCTCCGAGGGAATATTTACATTCCAAGTGATAGAAGAATTGGAACTATTCACAGAAGGAAAACTTTGGTAAGTGGATTGAGCCGCCGAACTTTCCACTGCGACATCAATTTTATCGGTAATATCATTAATACGAGAATCTAAAACGAGTTTAGTTTGAAATTCATTCATATTTTTTTTTTATGATTTATAGTTAGAAAATAAAATTTAAATAATTAACTCATTAATATTTGATTTAATTAAATAAATTAAAATCCCCCTTTAAGAGGGTATGAAGGGTCTATGAGATTTTATTTATAAGAATAGAAGGTTAGACCCTTCAAAATATATTAAGATTATCATAATATATTAGGTCATAACTTTCTTCTCAAATAATATTTTGATGGTTGCGGTTGAACCTGGGGATAATTTGAATGGATTTAATTGACCTTGTCTATCCAAGAAAAACACTTGAATGTCGACATCCCTTATAGGAGAACCTTGTGTCATATCTATGTATCTGTATTGTGCGGATGGATTATATACTAAAAATGGTTTATAACTATCACCCGCTACTAAATCCGTCACAATTCTTCTTGTGTTAGGTTGTGTATTGAATGAAATGGGTTCTCCTTGTCTTGTTATTGCTGGATTACTTGTAATAGCAGGAACAATTGGAAGATTGCTTGTAGTGAATACAATACTAGTGACACAATTCCATAAATACAGGGTGGAGTATTCTCCGTATATCATTAAACTATTCGTGTTCGTTGAATCGTCCGTCGTAATAGCGGTTTTAGAATACCCTTTAAAGTTGTTCGTGGTGATTTTGTAGTTTAATCCGTAATCACTGTTATGAGATACAATGACAGCAGAAAAAGAAGAAAATAACTGGTATAAACTTTTATTGAAGTAAATTTCATAGTATGAATCAGAGGCACTATCATATAAATCACTTGGAGCAGATAAAACAAACAGATTAGAAGCAGTATCAAAAAGAAGGATTGGAACAGATGCTAAACCCAGTTCAGTCGCAATCCTTTCAAAAGTAGAATTGATGAGACGTAAGAACCAACTATACGAATAACAATTGTAGTATCCTGTTGAATTGTCTTGTAATCCATTTGAATTATAATAAGGAGCATTGGGTGCGGTTTTGGTTTCATCTTGTGTTTCCCATCTTACAAACTTTTGAGATACTTCACTACTATCATAAACACCATTCGTAGCAACAGCAGTATTCAGTTTCAGGGTTACACTATATATAGTTAAATCAGGACTTACAACATTAGTTTCATCCTCAGGAACTACATATTGAATAGTAGGTCTAAAAAGAGGTAAGGAAGGTGTATCAATCATAAACCTCGTGATAGAAAATTTATAATCCTGTGGATTTTTGATAAATTCTTGATTTCGTCTCTCGTTGAATTGACATTGAATTCCATCAGTATCACTACTCTCTAAATTTGTTTGTATAAGGTCATAATAAATATGATTTGGAGATGACATTTTATTATTATACAATAAGAATTTATTTTTATCATTAAGTTAATAAGGTTACAATTTCATCGTAATTATACCCAGTGCGTTTTTTCTCCCCTTCCATCCATAATTGAAAGTCTTTTAAGGTGTATCCTTGAATGAACTTTGATATGAATACAATACACCATCTACCACACGTATTTATATTTTCATCCATCTTTTGAAATCTCTTTTTATTGTGTTCTAATGTATATGACCCTTTCTTTAATCCTTTAAACAATCCACTGAAATCCGTTCTCTCTTGTCCTAATAATTCATTCATCTTCTTACTTACGAAGTTGAGATTTTGAATAGGACTATACCCATAAGAATCAAAAAATATAAAGTGATTATTACGACGTAGTAAGGAAACCCAGTGCCCGCTACGAGGTTTGGACTCTATCAATATAATACGGTAATCTTCCCATTCAGGCAATAACTCATAGATGTCTTTGTAATTTTCAAGGTCTGCGAACTTGACGACTCTCTTATCTAATTCAGGTATATACTTACCAAAATCTGTATTACTTAATAAGACTTTCATCTTCTCTTTTAAATTTTCTTCTTTATTCATTTCAATATATATTATCAATATTTTATTTTTGAATAATATTACATTATGACATTATAAAAATCTTAAAACCTTGAAGGGTCTATGAGAATTTATCTATAATAAGAAAAGTCATACACCCTTCAAACTTTTTAACCATTCTTACACCAATATGATATTTTTGTTAAATCCTTGAAGGGTCTATGAGAATTTATCTATAAGAAGAAAAGTCATACACCCTTCAATACATTACATACATTAGATTTATTACCATAGATTTATCAATATAATCAAATGAGATAAAGAATTTTATAGAAATTTTAAAATTATTGAAAATAGATTTAAATTAAAATGTAATTGTATATTTTACACTAATATAATCTAAGTAATAGAATAACAATAAAATATGTTTGAAAAAATATATTGGATACATTTTAAACTAGGGGGTCATTAGAGGTATAAACTAAACTTAATCTAAATTTGGCATTGTCATCTGTCATATTTTCAACACTTACAACTTCCACTGCGAGACTACCAGCAATGGAAGGCGATGCTACATTTGGACTTTGAAGATTTATTTTT